TCCAGAACAGTTGTAAGTTTATTACATGTGATTGCATTGGGTCTAGTATACCATGTGCTGCTGTAAACCTAGGCTCATTAGCATATGTAAGTGGTAATTGTAACAATACAATATCGTCTGAAGCTTCAACTCTCCAAGGAGTTTCTACTTTTACTGTTGTCCTTAATGTGTTTTCAACATCATCAAGCACAGGTACAGTTTGACTTTCAGTATGCATCATAATATATGATTCAGTACCTGGCATTTCTTTGTCAAACTTAATCGGCTCGCGCCATTCAAAACTAACACCGTCACCATTTGTTCTAATAATAAAGTCTGCTGGTGCTGGTACTATCCATCCTGTCATAGCAACTTTTCGTATTCCAGGACACTTAGCAACGTTAGCTTCTAGTCTTTCAACTTGCGGAGGGGGTTGATTTTTTGTAAAGTTTCTTGGTAATTTAGATGCTTGAAAAATAGGATAAACATCTGCAACTCCAGGATACAGACTATAGAACCGCAAGTGTGGCTTTTGCTTATTAAAAAACTTTTTAATCAAGCTCGTAATCATCTTTCCCGCCATATATGTTTTCTTTTAAGTACTCATAATGACTAGGTAGATTCTCTAGATGATCTAATACAAAATTTTTATACTGTTGATACATACGATCAACTGCACCTATTTCCTCTTGTATATCTACTTCGAATCTACGACTAGATCCTCGTAAAACTAACTCGGGTGTAGCGGTCGCTCTAATGCCCATTCCTGCTGTAATAAAACAATTTCCTGTATATGTTTCATCGTACGCATGTCCGCCTACAATGTTACCAATCATAGCAACATACTGTGAATGTTTTTGCATTTCATCTGAATGCATAAGCGGATCATATTCGTTTATTTCAGTACACCATCTCCAGTATGGAGTGTCTTCTCTCATAGAGAATGCATAGTGTTGTGATACAAAGTCTCTAAACTTTTTAACATCATATTCACAAGAAAAGTTAAAGCCTTCTCGTTCGGTTCTAGTTACATGGCCGTCTCTTGTGTTTAATATATCCACTAGTTTAATAATATTTTCGTGTGTAGTTAACAGTCCTGTTGATTCTAATGGCTCAACAAATCCGTAACTAAGTCCTACACCTACTACATTACCTTTCCATGCTCTATGTCTATAACCATGTTTAATTTTAACTTCAAACATTTCTGCTGCTTCAGCAATTTCTGGCGTATGTGCTTCTGCAAGATGTTTTCTAAACTCTACTTGAGCTTTTTCTGGTGTTGTAAACCTTGTTGAGTAAACATAGCCTGTACCAATTCTATTCCATAAAGGAATGTTCCATACCCAACCATTACCAAGTGCATGGCAATCAGTTACGTTGTGCATTTGTTTTTCTCTATCAGTATAAGGTAATCTACATGCCCATGCTCTATCATTTGCTAAGTGTTTTTCAAAGTTCATAAAGTGTGAACCCATCCAACCTTCTAGCATAATAGATGCAAAACCTGTACAATCAATATACAAGTCACTGTTTAACTTAGTTCCGTCTGCACATAATACTTGTGTAACGTAACTATTTGTATTGTCTTTCAAATGGGAATGTACTTCGCCATACATATGTTTTACACCATTAGGAATAGCAATTTTATCTTTTAAGTATTGACCAAATGCTGCTGCATCTAAATGATATGCAGTATCCCAATCAAAATTAAAGTTTCTTAAAACACCATCTTCGTTTTTAGTTTGCTTGTTTTGTTCAGCAAGTAATGTATTACCTGTACAAAAGAATCTTGCAAATTCTTCTGGAGTATATTGTTCAGGTTTTAGTGCTGCTAACTGTCTCCAGTTTTCCATGCCACCTGGCTTATCAGTATAATCGAATCCATCACTAAACGGATATTGAAATACTTCGCCTTTATTTTCTCTAAAGTTTGTAAATTGAATTGAGTTTTTATATGTTGCGTTACATGCTGGCATCCAATCTTCATCTTTAAGATCAAGCATTTGAAGATATCTATTAATATGTCCTAATGTACTTTCACCTACGCCAACTGTGCCAATTGATTTAGATTCAATTAATGTGATATCTAAGTGTGGGCAACATTTAGAAAGTGCTGCTGCTGTCATCCAACCGGAAGAGCCGCCTCCAACAATGGTTACTGTTTTAATTTTCATATCTTTTCCTTTGGTGTATTTTATAATATACTACTATTATTTATCCTATGGTAGAGGGGGCAGAAATAAAAAAAGGCTCCGAAGAGCCTTTTAATATTTGGAGTATACTTACGTTTTTACTGGTTAATGCCTGGAACTGGATCGTTTGATTTATCAGTCCAACCGCTGTATCTTTTCCAAGCTGGTAAGTCCGAAGTGCTTGAATTACATGGCTTATCTTCGCTTGGTTCTGTAGTATTTCTTCTAACCATTGCTTCTTCTTCAGTGATTAGTTCTGGTGCTGCTGGTGCTGGAATCATTGATTTTACTGTAGAAATGTGTGATGCCCACGGTCCTGAAGCAGAAATACCTCCTGATTCTTGAATTTCGTGGAAAATCATATCTAACTGTTCACCAACTTCACCATAAGCAACTCTACGTGCTTCTGAATCTTGTGTGTATGGGCCGTCTCTTTCTACCCAAATCATTTGCTGTTGTTGTGGGGACCATTCTAATGTCCAATCTAAAGTGATCTCATCTGGAGCATCTACCCACTGGATTGATGCGTCAGGACCATTGTAGATTTCAAATTCTTCGCCGGGATCTCGAATGTCTTGAACCCAACCTTGATATCCTATAAGTGCTTTTTTCATGGTTTAATATACTCCTATTGTCTTTTATTTATTACTTATATTCCTCAACGACTACAATACCTGGTCTTCCATCTGAACCTCTATGTCCATGGAAATACCCGCCTGTACCACCTGTACCCGGCGCACTGTGTCCTTGATGATTGTGTGCAAAGTGTCCACCCTGTGGATGCCCTGACGGTGCTGCACCACCGAAATATGTTGATCCACCTGGACCAAACGAGTGGTGATGACAACCACCTCCACCTTGGTGAATATTTAAGTTTCCGCCACTACCGTTTCCACTTACACCACCTGAGTGTTGGTTTTGTCTGTTAGCCCCATGTCCACCGCCTGCTGACATATAAGGCCCAAAACTAGTTGTGTTACCATTACCACCAGCACCAGAGTAATAAGTACCTCCGCCACCACCGCCAATTGTAATACCAACTGAGCTGATTCCTGTTACATCCATTATTCTTTCTGAGTATCCACCTGCTGCTCCTGACTCTCCGTGACCACTTGCGCCACCGCCTCCGCCAACTAGTTTAACTCTAATGTATCTTACGCCACTTGGTCTGTTCCAAGTACCGTTACCTGTAAAAACTTGAATACCTGAGAAACCTTCGTTTCTATATTCTAATGCGTTACCTGCAGAGTTTGCAGAAAGAATAGTATTATTTCCTCCAACACTTGTAAGTCCTGTACCACCTCCACTTACTGGAACTGTACCTGTAACTACATTTGAACCTAAGTTAACTGCACCGTCTGCTAATTTGTTTGCATCAACAGCACCTGATGCAATGTCGTCTGCTCCAACTGCTCCTGCTGCTATCTTTGATCCTGTTAGAGTTGCATCAATAAATGCATCACCTGTGTACTGCTTTAGTGTTTGATAGTTAAATGCCATTTTAATAGAACTCCGTTACAATTATGATTCCCGGTCTACCGTCAGCACCTCTGTGTCCACTAAAGTATCCTGATGTTCCACCTGTTCCTGGTGAACTATGTCCTTGATGGTTATGTGCAAAGTGTCCACCTTGTGGGTGTCCTGATGGACCTGGTCCACCAAAGAAACTAGCACCACCCATTCCTGCTGAACGTTGTTCGTGACTTCCGCCTGCACCACAATAGATGTTTAGGTTACCACCTGATCCAACACCAGGTAATCCGCCATTATGTTGATTATGTCTATTAGCACCGTGTCCGCCACCAGCTGATAAGTATGGACCAAAACTTGAACCATTACCATTACCGCCTGCGTTAGAGTAGTATGTACCACCACCTCCGCCGCCAACATTACAGCTCACTGAGCTAATACCTGTTACGTCAAGTACTCTTTCTGAATATCCACCTGCTGCTCCTGATTCACCATGTCCTGAACCACCGCCGCCTCCGGCTTGTACTTGTACTAAAATATATCGTACGCCACTTGGTTTGGACCAAGTACCTGTACTTGTATAAACACTCATACCTCTAATACCTGTTGGTGTAAAGGTTAAGTTGTTATTACTTGAATTCATTGTTAGTGCTTGGTATGCTCCACCAACACTAGTTTGTCCTGTACCACCTTTATTAAATGCCGCTGTACCAGAAACTACACTACCGCCTAAGTTAACAGCACCAGCTGCCATCTTATCACTAGTAATAGCACCGTTCGCTAATTTTGCATTTGTAACTGAATCTGTGCCTAAATCTGCACCAGTAACTGTAGCACCATCTAAGGAGGTATTTGTTAAATTTTTCAGTGTTTGATAATTAAATGCCATTCTCTCTTATACTCCTTAATAGTAGTTAGTCACAATAATCATGCCAGGTCTACCATCTGAACCCCTATGTCCATGGAAGTGAGCTCCTGCTCCGCCTGAACCTTGTGTACAATGATTTTGATGATTGTGTGCAAAGTGTCCACCTTGTGGGTGATTACCTGGAGCACCTCCACCAAAGTATGTGTTTGCTGTACTCTGAGCACTATAAGCGTGGTGACTAAATCCGCCACCTGTATGGATATTCAAGTTACCACCTGATCCATTTCCGCTAACTCCACCACTGTGTTGGTTTTGTCTGTTTGCTCCGTGTCCACCACTTGCACTTACATATGGACCAAAACTAGAACCATTACCATTACCACCAGCACCGGAGTAGTATGTACCACCACCTCCGCCACCAATGCTAACTGAAACTGAACTAATTCCTGTTACATCAATAAATTTTTCTGCATATCCGCCAGCAGCACCACCTTCTCCGTGGCCGCTTCCGCCACCACCAGCACCTTGTACTTGTACTCTAATGTATCGTACACCACTTGGTCTACTCCATGTACTATTACCTGTATAAACATTCATACTTGCAATACCATGTTGATCAGTAGTTAGTGCTGAGCCTGTGCTTCTTACAGCTCTATATGCTCCGCTACCACTGTTAATACCTAGACCACCTTGTGCAACTGATAATGCACCTGTTGCTTTAGCACTTCCAAGATCAACAGCACCTGTTGCCATTTCGTCAGACCCAACGGCTCCGGTAGCAATGTTTGTTCCTGTTACAGTTGTATTCGCTAAGTCTGCCTGAGCTAGACTACCGTCCACAATTGCAGCCCCTGTAACTTTTTTCAAACTTTGATAATCAAATGCCATTTTCTTCTATGCTCCTGTTAAATTGATGCTACTAACCAACCACTTGCTTCGTCAGTGTACTCTAGTGTAAATGATGCACCATTAGTACTTACAGTCATATTGTCGCTTGTACGCATAATTTTTTTACCGTTGGCTCCAACTGTTAAGTTATTACTACCAAATGTTCCTGAGTAATCTTGAAACTTAACTGTATCACCTTCGACTGGAGAACCCGGTAATGTTACCGTAACTGGTCCGCCTGCACTGTTAACAATATAGAATGTATTTGACATAGCTGCTGTTGCAGATGTAATTACTACTCTCGGTAATTCTCCAACTACGTGCCATTGTACCGCGTTATGGTTATAAATTTCTAAAATATTTTTAGAAGTATTATAATATAAAGCACCAGAGTTAGCACTAGGAGGGCGTTGAGCAGTAGTGCCAGATGCAATAACTGGCTGATCGTTAAGTCCTTGTCCTACTATTCTTCCCATGTTTATCTCTCCTTATGCTGTTGAAGTTTCAATACCTAAGCACACAGCTGATACGTTAATTGCGTTTGATCTTACAACAACGACCTTAGATGCGTCAAGCACTATACCTGTTCTTTCTAATACACCGTTTGCAGAAATTTGAGAATCATATTCAATATAATCTGCGTCATTTGGTGTTCCAGATGAACTAACTGCTATCCTTACTGTTGCAGCACTTGAAGACCTATTACAGATATTTACCGTTACTACGCTAAAGTGATCTGCAGGTACTGTGTATAGGGTAGTATCAGTAGCCGCTGCAAGGTCTGCTGTCCCTAAAATTCCTGTTGCCATTTTCTTTTTCTCCGTTTATATATTTCTAGTTTAAGAAGTACGACCAAGCAATTGGTAGTCCTCTAACTCCACCTTTGAAATTCATGTTAGCATTAACTTGAATTGGCGCTTGTGTAGTTGTAGTTATTTGTGTTCCAGCAATATAAATTGCACCTGCTGTAACACTATTTACGTTAAGTGATGCACCACCGCCACCAATTTGTGAACTGATGTAAGCCTTAATAGCTCTTTGTGTTGGTACAACACTATCACTATCTGCTGTGAAGAATGGGTCTGTACTAAATTCTTCAATTGAAGCAGATCCTCCACCTAGCGTAACTTCACCAAGTGTAAGTTCTTGTAGTCCTGCAATGTTAAATGCATCAGCATTCAATGTTGCAACACCAGTTGACTGTTCAACACTAAACAATCCACCAACTCTAAAGTTACCATCTTGGTCAGTTGCTGTGTAGAATACTCTACCACCAGCACGTTCCCTAGTTTCGTTAGCTTGTATTGGATCTTGTGTTGGAAGTCCTGGATAGTTGGTTTCAGTAAAGTTACCTGTACCAATATCTAGGAAGTCGTGTCCTGTTAAACGTACCTGCGAGTACTTAATTCTAGTTGTTACACTAGTACCGTGTGCAGGAACATTAATAACTTTCATGTCCGGTGATATTTGTAAGAAACATGTGTACGCACCTGGGTTTGTACCAAGTTGTGTTACAATGTTAACAAGTTTAAATGTTTCATTTGGTAAATGTCCAAACACAACATTTGATCCTGTTACCGGAATATCTGTAAGTTGTCTAACAGCAATGAACGTACCGCTTTGGAAGAAGTCAGCAAATCCATCACCACCTACTAAGTCAGCGGAAGCTGAAACATATCCAGTTCCTCTGCTAATAAATGTTGGGTTAGCTAACACACCATTACCAATTCTAACTACAAATGGTACAGCGTAAATTTCACTTGGGTCAGTAATTGTTAGTGTTGGAACACTATCGTATCCTGATCCAGGCTCTAATATTCTAATTGAAAAGATCTTGTTCTGTGCAACAAATGTTCTTGCTCTAGCAGTAACACCTAGTCTTGATCTTGAAGCAATTGCTCCTGATACAACTGGTATTGTTACCCAGTAACCTTTTCTATCTGATACACCAAATCCACATGCTTGGTAACCTTCACCTACTTGGTCTCCAGTTACACCTTCTAGTGATTTCCATGTCCAGTTAAATCCGTCTTGCGATGTAGCAACATCGTTAAAGCCGTCTAGTCCATCAATATATGCTGTAGCAACAAACTGCCCTTGTCCGTATTCAACTCTTTGCAATCCTGAAACTGCTGTTGAGTCTGGAGCACCCATTGGCATCGCTACCCATGTTGCGCCATCTAACGACATAGCACCTGTGTTTGTATCACTTGCAACTGCAACAAAGTGTCCGTTACCCCATGAAACATCTGTCCAAGCACTAGTTGCTGGAAGTGTTGATGCTGTCCAAGTTACAGCGTCAGTTGAATATTCAACTGTATTTGAACTTGGTTTAATTGCTACAAACAATCCTTTACCGTATACAATTCTTGTATGTCCACTGTTGTTAAGTGTACCTGTAAGATCCCACTCAATACCATCTAGTGAAATAGCAACTGTAGTTGATCCTGCTTGTACTGCAACAAACTTGCCTTCGCCATATGTAACATCAGTCCATGTTCCACTTGATGGCATAGTAGCAGTTGACCATGTAACACCGTCATCGGAGTAAGCTGCTGTTGCACTACCTGTTGCTACTGCAACAAATCTACTTTGTAATGCTACAGTTGATCCATCGTCGATCATTCCGTGTGCTATTGATGTCCAGTTAGCATTTGGCATAACGTTTGCTGTCCAAGTTTTACCATCGGTACTGTAAGCACCTGCTGCTGCACTTGATTTAACAGCTACCCATACACCTTCTTGAGCTTGTCCTGCTGTTTCAATTTCTAAAATTACACCGTTAGCATCTACTGATACAACTGTTACTGTAATATCGTTTGTGGTTGCTGCGCCGCCTACATTGTTACCAGCAATAGTAAATGTATCGTAACGTGTATATTTTGTTCCGCCACTTACAATTGTTGTAATGTATTTTCCACCGTTTTTAACAACTTGGAAACTAGCACCTGAACCACCACTGTTATTATATGTTGCACTTGGTAAGTAAACTCCTGTGCGTCCGCCAAACAATACATCTTGCCATGCACCACTTGTAGGAAGTGTTACACCTTCTGAACTATCAGTTGGAGCACTAAATACCGCTCTTGGTTCAACTGTGTATGTTGATGAAGCATCCGGAGCAACAATTGTTGTACCAGCTACAATGTGATCAAATCCAGCTGCGCCTGTTGACTCTTTAGTAACTCCTGCAATTTTAGTACCACTGTTATATGAAGCAATAATACCGTACTGTCCAACACCAGCACCACCTGTAACATTAACTCTCATACCAATGTATGCTGAACTAATCTCTGCGTCTGTTGCAGCAAGTGTAATGCTTGTTGAAGAACCAGCCTGTGCAGTGTTTGAGTTAGTAATATAACCAAATCCACCGAAGTTACCATCTGCTTCTGGAGCATTAGTACTATCGTCTACGTTATCTTGTAGGAAAATTTGGTGTACACCGCCATCTCTAAATTCATCTGGCTCTGCTGTTGCACCTGTACCAGCACCTGAAATTAACCAACTTGCGTTAGTGTATTCGTTACCAGCATTACTAAATTCAAATGCGTAAACTTCTTGTGCGTTATCAGTTTGTACACTTCCAACTGTTGCTTCAAATTGGAATTTGTTATCAACAATCGCAGTGTTTGGTGTTTCTGTGCCGTCAAAACCTTCTGCTACTGAACCAAAGTCACCGTATGAGTTGTTACCGTTTGTACCTCTAATTCTACCACCGTTTTCTGACAAGTAACCAATGTGTGAGTAATATGAGAACACTGATACAAGCTCTGCTCTACCATTGTTTGTTACCCAAGCACCAATACCGTCTGATATAACCTGTGTAAAGTCGTTACTAACAATCGAATCGTTACCGCCGTTGTGTAGTGCGCCATCAATCTTTTGACCAATTGCACCAGCACCAAGTGTTGTTACGTTTTGTACGTATGGTGAACGTTCAATAATCCATGTTGAGAAATCATCTGGTCCATATCCTGGATCAAGTGATACATAAGCACCACCTGAAACTCTTGAAGTTCCTAATGCATTTGGAGCAAGTAAGTCACCTGCCATGTTTGCAAGAGTTTGGTTTCTAACACCTGTACCATTTCTTACGTAGTAGAAGTCTTCGCCATCTCTTACACCATGTACTGCGTTACCGTAGTATCTTGCAGCCTGTAATGATTTGTAGTTACCGTGATATTGTATATCATACTTGAGTGCGTCAAGTATTCTATTCATATCTCTTTCACATTTCTCACTGCTGTAATCAAGCATAACAGTCATTGATCCTGTGTCATCATCAATTGACATTGGTGTCGAATCGTTTCTAGTTTTTGCAACTGTAAATTTAGTACCTGAAATAATTCTGTTTACATAGTAAGTTACACCTGTTTCAAAACCATTTCCGCCTACTGTTGCTGGAGCACTTAATATTGTTCCGCTAACTTTAATTGCAGTACCAATTCTTAACCAACTAGTATCACTAATTGTTACAGCGTCATCTGATGCTGCTGTTGCAGTTGCAGTATCTTTGTATGTGTCTTGTACCCATGCAGTAGATTCAGCAACAATAAAGTTTCTGTTTCTTTCAATCTGTAACATAGCATGATGTGCATTTCTTAGTTCAGTAATACAAGGTGATCCTTCATTTGAACCACTGTACACAACATCGTCTAAGTGTTTCATTAGTGTGTTGATACGTGCAATTGCTGTAGCGTCTCCGCCTACATTTGCAATAGCTTGTGTTCTTACATATTCAAAAGCACTTCTTGTAGTTGCTTTCTGATCTAAGTCATAAACATCTTTTGCTGTTGATCTCAAATATGAAAGTGCAGCTCTCATTGTTTGCTCGTTACTGTTTGTAGCAACGTCAAACATAACTGCTTCCATAATTAATCTTGTATCACGTAAACATTTAGTTTGGTTGTATAATACTTTTGGTGTAGTGCCATCTGTTTTAGTAGCACTTGGATATACAACATCTGCTCCGCTTGGAGAGTTACAACTAAACACAATATTTGCTAGTGTGTAAGTATCTTCAATTGCTAATCCGTGTACTGCATCAACAGTAATATCCATTACACCTGTGCTGTTATTATATGTAACTGCTGTAATGTTTAATACTGTTCCGTCACCTTTAGTAACAATACCACCACTTACATATGTGTGTGCATATGCACTTGTTCCAACATAACTTTCAATTCTAGTTGTGCTAGGAACAGCCTGTACTGTAAAGTCAGTATGGTAATTAGTTGGATTTAAGTGGTTGATAACTCCCGTTACAACGGTCTCTTGCGCTGCGTCTAAGGTCTCTACAGCGGTGATCAATGCAGTTGTACTAGTTACACCGTTCGTTAGTGTAGGATAGTTTATAGCGTTTGCTACAACTGTTAAACTTGATCCGTCTGTAACTGTTTGTGTACTACCACCAAATGTTGCAGACAATGTAAATGTGTTTGCATCTGGAGCAGTTTTAACCCAATACTTACGTGTTTTGTGTAATGCTCCGCTACCTGTACCGTGCGTAGATCTCATTACAATTGCGTCACCAACTTCTAATCCGTGATTTGTAGCAGTAAGTGTATTACTTGATGCTGCTGTAATTGTAATGTTTGGTTGATCGTTAACATCAGCAATTACTGCTGTAATAATATCAATCGAAGTACCAATAAATGTTGAAGCACCTGCGCTACCTGCTGTACCTCTTACTTGTGGCACAACACTTTGTAATGCTGTAATAGTAGTATTAGTTGCAGCATCTTGCATTATTGCTTTTAATTTATTGTACGCTGCAATAGTTGCTGCTGTTTCTGTGCTGTCAATTTGTAATGCACCTGCTGCACCATCATAGTATGCCATAGCAGCAATTCTTGATTGGCTCTTACCACCGTATGTTAAGTCATAACAAATAGAGTCAACAATGTAACCTACATCTTGACGACATTTCATTTTGCTGTATTTTACATTCGGGTAGTTAGCAGCAATAAATGCAATTAATTCTTCTTTAAAGAACTGTTTGTTTTCTCTAAGTCTAGCTCTTGCATCACCGTATCCGCTTAAGAATGAGCTGTTATATCCTGTAGGATCAGCACTGTTTCTTAATTCAAATTCACCAACTCTAAAGTCGATGTTTTGTTGCATTGTTCTAACTAAACGCTCAACGTGTGTTTCTTCTACTGTGTCAGCAAAAGGAACAGCAATATCTTGTGAGTAAGCATTGCCTGTTGTTTTAGTAACACTTACACCTTTAATAATATCACCAATGATTGGCTCTAAGTGTCCTAAAGCATTCATTGTATAACGTGCATCAGTTTTATCTGTAATTGGTCCTGAAGGTCCAACGTTTGTAGATCTAACTTCATCACCAAGCACAACAGTATTTTCTGGAACAATAATTGGTCCAATTTCTCTATACTGTCCTGTTTTAATTTTAACAGTGTTCTGTGGAACATATCTTGCAGGAATGTTATCTGCATTACCTGCTGCAATTGCATCAGTAATGATTTTTAAGTTTGCTGCAAGTACAGTGTTTGAACTTGCTTCTGCAATCAATGTTGATGTTTTAAATTGTGAAACAATAGCAGTTGAATTATCACCGTTTGTAGTTTGATAATTTACTGCTGGATCAGTTTGTGCTAATACATGATTAACCAATGTTGACATATATGCATATGCTTCTGCTGAGTTTGCTGCTTCTGTTGCTAAGTTTGAGTATGGACCTGTGTTGTAAGGTGCTTCGTAAAGAGCTCCAACAAATGCATTTGCAGCACCTCTTGATCTCTTGTTACCACCATGACACATGTCATAGATCATAGCATCTAATACTAGTCCAACGTCTCTTTCACAACGATCATCTTCGTAATCAAAGTTTTCCCAAATGCTACCACTTGCAGCATTTGCAATTTGATATGTAATCCATTCTGTAACTTCACGTTGTATAAACGCTCTGTTCATTTCAAGTAAGTGTCTTGCTTCTGGATGTCTTGGTCCGTGCAATACTGCTTCACAAGCATATCTAACTGTTTTAAATGGTTTATCAATAGTTGCACCATGTACTGGATACGGAGCATCTTTACCGTGTGTTGCCACATAGTAAACATAATCGTTTGCGCCCATTGAACGCCATTCTGGATAATTTGCTCCAGCTTGTAAAACTTGTCCTTCTATACCAATTGGAAGTCTAGCAACACCAGCACCACCGTAGTAAACCAAATCACCTTTTGTTGTTAGTAGTGAAGTTTCACTACCTGTAATCATTTGGTTCCAGTAAGTACCTGTTGTGTCTTGGTCTGGACGACTGTTGTCTGCTCCACCACCAGCTGTACCAATTGTTGATCCGTCATCGCCTTCTGATCTATGTTTGCTAATACAAACGTATGCGTTGTCGCCGAACTTAACACAATCGCCTACTTCATATTCGTAATCATCTTGCCATGTACCTGCCCAGTAAAAACCACTTGACAGTTTGCTCCAGTAGTTAGGTTCAATTGGATGAGCTGCAACTCTTGCAGTCATTGAACCTGTACCTAATGCTGGTGTAAATACCGTTCCACCATGTGCAATTGAAATTGTAAATGTTGTTGCATCATCAACTGTTTTAATGTAGTATGTTGCACCTTCGTTAACGTTACCATAAACAGCACCGCTAAAGTATACTGACATACCAACTGCCATTCCAGTTGTGGATACTGTTGTAAATTTGTTTGTTGTGTTACTTGATTCTGTTATTGTAAAGTCGTTGCTTGGTGAATCAACTGTAGCAACATATGACTGACCATTAACTGCTACAACTTGTCCAACTTTATAATCTGTTGCGTTGCTCCAATTATTTTGGAAGTCAAAACCTTTACCAAATAATGCAAAGTTTGTAGTATCAGTTGAAGGATTAGTTGAACCTGTGTGATATACTTTTGCTACGTATTGGTTACCACCGTATGATACAACATCACCTGGTTGGTAAACAGTAGAATTGCTCCAAGCATTTTCATATTCAAAGCCTTCGATAAACTGTGTCCAGTTTGCTGCGTCTGCTGTAAAGTCTGATGCATTTGAAGTATGCTGTGTAGTACAAATATATGTACCAGCACCTTGCTTAACAATATCGTGATATTTGTATCTTGTGTTACCTGTCCAAGCACCTTTGTATTCTAGTCCTTGATTAAAGATATCCCATTTAGATTGATCATTTTCTAATCCGTCGCTGGCAGTAGCAGCAGATGTATGACCTTCGTTACAAACATAAGTTGTTGCACCGTATCTAACTAAATCGTTAATTTTATATCTTATAGAAACGTTCCAATCGCTTTTCCAGTCAAATCCTTCTGCAAAAGCAGTCCACTTTCCTAAGTCGTTTTCTAAACCTAATGAAGCAGTAGCGGCAGATGTATGCGGAGTAGAACAAATATAAATCTGTCCACCGTACTTAACTAAGTCGTTTGTTTTGTAATATGTTGATGTAGCCCAGTCGCCCTTCCAGTCCTGACCATCTGTCATTTGGTTCCATCTTGAAGGACTTACGTTCAAGTCTACATAAAAATCTGAATCGCTTGTATGTCCAGTAGTACAGATATACGTTTTACCGCCATATCTTACTACATCATCTTTGTAGTAGACTGTTGGAGCGGACCAATCGCCCTTCCAAACAAATCTAATTCTACCTAATTTAAACTCTGCCATGTTTATCTACTCCGTAGTGTTCCATTGTATTTACCATTAATTTGTTATCTTCTAATATTAGTGCCATGTTAGTCAGTCCTAATACCTCTATGCTCAAAGCTTCGATAAAATAAAGCCTGGGCTAGATAACTTCCACCAATTCCCGCTTTCGGGCCTTGTAATTCGAACATCACTGGGACGTTCACTGCTTGTCCTGCTGTATTACCAATTTCGTCAGGACCAATCTTAACTGTACCTGCAATAAAGCTCGCTGTTAGCAAGTCCGCTCCACCAACGTTAAGTCTGTTTGTTAAGTACGCTTTGATTGCTCTCTGTGTAGGGATAATATTATTTGAATCCGCAATAAACAGAGGATCTGTTGAGAACTCTCTAATAATTGTACCAGTACCACCAACTCTAATACCACCTAGTGCAAGTTCTGTAAGACCTGCTAAGTCGAAGAAGTCAGCACTAATAGTAACAATACCAGTAGCCTGTTCAACAGCAAACAATTCACCAACCCTAAAGTTACCTGATTGGTCTGTACTTGAGTAGAATACTCTACCACCATTTAATTCTTGCACTTCATTTTCTGGATAAGAAATATAATTCTGTGCGTACAATGCTGGATAGTTGGTTTGTGTAAAGTTACCTGTACCAATATCCAGGAAGTCGTGGTTTGAAATTCTACATTGTGAATATCTTGTATTAATTGTTACACCATTACCGTGATTTGTTGTAGGATCGTCCTCAATTTTAAGTTCAGGACTTACTCTAAATCTTAGTGTAAAGGTTCCGCCAGTATCAATACTTTCTTGTTCAATAACAACAACAGTGTAAAGTTCTGGGTTACCATTAAGTCTTAACTGTGCACCTGGGCCAATAACAACTGGCATTCCGGAAACTGTTACAAACTTACCTACTGGAATAATATCTGCAAAACCATCACCTGTAACTGTTACAGTAGTTGTACTTGTTTTATATGCATTACCTCTATTAGTCCAACTTGGTTGTGCCAATACGCCGTCTGCAAATCTTGTCATATCAAGTTCAAGTTCACCTGTGTTGTTAGGATCAATAACTGTGTAACCAACAGGAGTATTAACAGGATCATAACCTGAACCTGGATCCCAAAGTTTTACAACTCCGATTGAACCAGCAGCTACATCTGCTCTACCTTTAATTTGTTTACCTGTGTAAACAACCTTGTGAGCAAATTTAACATCTCTATCAAGTATTACCCATCTACCTTTTCTGTTATCAACACCGTCTGTAGGATCTGCATCTGGATTACCAAACGCACATCTGTTCCAGTTACCTGTTCCTTCTAGGTCTCTTTCTTGCCAATGTATTCCGTCTTCTGATGTGTAAATGTATTGTACAGGTCCTGTTGTTGCATCGCCTGCAATTGCTCTACCTGCTGTATCGTAAAGTGCCATAAACACACCTTGACCATACTTTAAATCATTCCATTGTAATAATGTTGAGCCGTCTAACAATGGTGTTGTTGCAGGATACCAAGTTTGTCCATCGAATGAATAACCAATTTCGCCTGTGTCTGCTATTGCAACATATCTGTTGTTACCATAAGCAACACGTTTCCAGTCTCTTTGCGAACTGTCTGCAATAACATCCATAATGTAAGTAGTCCAACTAATAGTTGAACCGTTCCATGTACCTACTGCTGCTAAGTTATTACTTTGTGCAATTGCAACAAACTGTCCTTTACCGTAAGTAACACTTGTCCACTGGTTTATTGTTGAGTCACCTGCTGCTGGAAAGTTAATTGCTGACCAAGTTGCTCCACCGTTAGTGGATAATGCAGCATTGTTTCCTGATGTTGAAACTGCAACAAATAAGTTTGCTTGTACTTCGTCATATACTGGATTACCAAATGCAACATCTGCCCAGTTAGTTGATGCTGGTAATGTAAATGGTGTCCATGTGTTACCATTTAAACTGTAAGCACCTACATCTGATGAATCTTTAATTGCAACAAATCTTCCGTTACCTGCTGCTATTGAATTCCATACACCTGAGGATGGTAAGTTTGAAGTTGACCACGATGTACCATTTAATGAATAGTTAACAGTAGTACCTGTATTTGCAACAGCAACAAATCTACCGCTTTCTGCAAATCCTGAGTGTTCAAATGTAACAATACTGTTTGTACTATCGTCAGTTACACTGTGTACTGTAATAGTAATGTTGTTATCGTCGCCAGCACCTAAACTAGTACCTAAAATTGTAAGAGTATCACCTACTGCATAACCAGCACCACCATTCCTTAGTGTAATTGTATAGTCTTTACCAAGTTTAGTAATATCAAATGTTGGATTTGCTGCTGGAACACCAATTGTAGTACCTGTTCCTGTACCTGTTGCTGAAATAGATGTAAACACACCTGATGTTTCACCGTAAGTAACACCGCCCCATGTTGTACCTGCATCAAGAGTAGATACCGCATGACTAAATGGTGGTTGATCAAATATAACTCTAGGCTCAAATCTATAAGTTGTACCTGTTAACAACTGTGTTAAGATTGGTGTACCCGGAACTACATGATCCCAACCTGGTGTTCCATCAGATTCTTTGTAAACTGTTACAACTTTTGAAGTACTGTTGTATGCATGTACATAACCATACTGTCCTGTACCAGGACCTGATGTTAAAATAATTCTTAAACCTAATAAGTTTGCTTCTTCGTTATCATCGTTAGTAGCAATTGTAACTGTTAGTTCATCACCAGTCTGAGCATTGTTACCAATAAGTGTAAATCCTCCTCCACCTGCTGCGGAAGATGCTTCACCTGTAACAATTCTTGCTTCAAACATAGCGTCATCTCTAATGTCTTCTTGTATAACTGCTGCGTTTGTACCAGAACCAACAAATGTATATTCTGCATTTGTATAGTTTTGGCCGCAAGTTCTAAACTCTAGTGCAAGAATTTCGTCATTTACTTCTCCAGCAAATGCTGATACAATCTGTGCTTCTTCTAATCTGTTATTAAGTGTAGCAGTAATTGGTGTTTCTGAAGGATCAGTACCATCTGCTAATGCACCAATGTAACCATATGAACAGTTACCGTTTGTAGCACGTATTACTCCACCGTTTTCTGCTAGATATCCTACCTGTGCATAGTACGTAAACACTGATACAAGTTCTGCTCTACCATTGTTAAGAACGTGAGCACCTATACCATCACTAATTACCTGTGTAAAGTCGTTGGACACAATTGATTTGTTACCACCTGCGTGTAATGCACCATCAATTTTTTGTCCTGTACAATTGTTACCAAATGTAGATACACCTTGAATATATGGAGAACGTGTTGTAATCCAAACTTTGCTATCTGCTGTACCCCAACCTGGATCAAGTGAAATATAATTAGGTCCAGTTGGTCTTTGATATTGTTCAAAAACGTTTGGCGGATTAAGTGTACCTGTTAAACCATCTAGTGTACACTGTCTAACACCACAAGCATCTCTTACATAGAACATGTCTGATAGTTGACTACCTTGTACCATGCTTTTGTAAAACTTGCCTTCTCTTAAAATTCTATAGTTTCCTTCATATCTTAAATCATATGCAAGTGCATTACAAATTCTGTGCATATCATCGTTATAAATTGCACTGTCATATACGTAATCACTAAATGTGTTGTCAAGATATGCTGTTGCTTCTTTCATTAAGAAGTCTTTGTTTACTTCAATCATTCTTGCAGCATTTAATCTGTTTGTTTGATCTGTAATTTCATTAGTACCAGTAACAACAGGATCAGTTCCTGTGCTTTGTACGTGGAAGTTAATGTACTGTATGTAAGCAGATAATCCGTTGTCAACTAAGTTCGCTGCAACTGAGTCAGATGTAACTTGAACATAGTCAATAATTTCTAATCCGTCTCCTGTTGGTGGTCCTGGATTAAATGTTCCTGTTGGAATAGCATCTGTAATTACTGTAACTTCGGCATCATTTCCTGATTGCTTTGTAAAGTTTGTACCTGTTAAAATATTTCTAATAACACCTTGTAAATGAACTGCTACAGCATTTCTATATACAGCATCACTTGCCATAGAAGCAATTGCTTGTCTTGGTTTAATTTTAGAAGATCTAATTTCGTCACCAAGTACAACTGTTCTAGCAGGTAAACTAATTGGAAGTATTTCTTCGTATACTCCTGTTGTTAATTGTATCGTGTTATGTGAATCTACACCATCGTCAGCAAGTTCTGCTGCGTATCTAATTGTTTTAACTGGTTTGAAAGGATCAATACCTGCGTTAGGATTTGATCTATCGTCAACACCAATTATCGGATCAACATGGAAGTATCTTGCACTTCTTCCCCAGTTGTCGTATTTAATTGTATCATCTGGTCCAACTTGTAAAAGTTTTTCTGTTGTATCAATTGGAACATTTGTAGCACCTAATGTAGATCCGTCACCAGCAATAGTTCTGCTTAAACCAAATGTTAATAAATCACCTGGATTAACAAGTCCAACATTTTCTGCACCAGCTAATAAAAGATCCCAATATTCAAATCCACTACCGTTATCTCCTGGGAAGTTTTCAGAACCTGCTGTATGTTCTACGTTTGCTTTATATGCGCTACCTCTGTAAGTAACTACATCTCCTACTGCGTAAACTGTTGAAATAGTCCAAGCATTTTTCCATGCTTGACCTTGAATAATAAGATCCCAGTTACCTGCATCAAGATAGTCTAATGAACTTCCGTCATCTGTTGAATCTAGTGTAGCAACATAAATTGATCCACCTCTTTCAACAACATCACCTGTTTTATATTGTGTTCCAGTAGCCCATGTACCTGCAAGATTTACACCTTTTGAAATTACTGCCCAATCAACTTCTGTTGGTTGATAGATTGAATCTCCAGGAGTACGTGCATAGTTATTTGTAAGTGATTGATAAACATAACCACCGTGTTGTACAACATCACCAATGCCATAATATTCAGCACCTGTCCATGTTCCTCTAATTTTAGCACCTGGTGCTTCTAAAATAAAGTTTGATGCTGCTAAATTAGTTGTTGATGTGTGTCCTGTTAAAACTCTTAAAAGTGATCCACCATACTTAACAAGGTCTTGTGCTTTATATCTAGTATCACTAGCAAATTCACCTTTGTAAGTTTTACCATAGTAGTAAGTTGCCCACTTAAATTGGTCGTCTTCTAAACCTAATGCTGCTGTTGCTGCTGAAGTATGCGCAGTAACACATTTATAAACAATACCGCCGTAGTTAACAACATCTCCTACACCATATGTAGTTGCTACAGTCCAGTCGCTCCCCCAGTCTGCACCAGGTACAAACACTGCCCAATTAGCAATGTCAGCATTAAAGTCTGCTGTTGATGTGTGTCCTGTTGTGTTGATGAAAAGAGTACCACCGTTATCTACAATGTCTCCGTTATAATAAGTCGTTGCTGGTGTCCATGCACCTTTAAATTCTCTACCATCAGACATTTTCAACCATGCTGGTTGTCCGATTGTATCACCTGGTGGAACGTAATCTATATCTGCTTTAAAGTCTGCAGATGTGTGTCCTCTAAGTGCAATATATACACTACCTCCATACTGTACAACATCATCAATGATGTATGCAGTTGAAGTTGTCCATGGTCCTTTCCAAGTATATCTAATTCGACTTATCTTAAACTCTGCCATTTATCTACCCCTAACTTGATGTTCCTGACGGATAAGCATAGTTCTGGTTAATTCGCTGAACTAACATACCTTCATCGTCTACGTAATATAATATGCTTCTTTGGTCCCATTTATATTGAGTCCAATACATATTCTCTTTGTCTTTAATATGGTTAACATTAATACCGTCAAAAAAGTCAACACCTGGCTCCAAGTCCTCAAAAGTCTCTTCTGGTGGACCAGGTAAGTTAATATCAATTGAATCTTTATCTTTCAATTGATCACTTCTTAGAAGATATAATTCACCATCCTCATTTCTTCTTATTGCATAAAAATATCTAGGGCTATCACCTAGTGATTCATCTGGGCTTTGTCCGAAATAATATGGATTTGGCATACTCTATTCCTCCCTATGATATCTCTACGAAACTAACTGTTGCATCAACACTTGATTCCGTATCACTTGTTATTCTTAAACCAGCCGTTGCTGGCAAAATTAATCTTTCACCTTGCGTAATTACTTTAGCACTCGAACCCGGAGGTATCGGTACTGATCTAGCATAGTTACCAACTGTTGAATTTTCGTCAACTACTTGTACGTCAACAACAACTGTATCGTAATCCGAATTGTTTGCAAGGTTACAACCTACTACGGTTGCTTTAACACCTTCTTGAATCTGTAATACGTCAGTAGGTGTTGTTCCAATGTCTGTTACTACGCTCTGTTTAAATACTGTTGGCATACTATCTTCCTCTATCCTAACATTAATGCATACGATGATGCAATTGTGTTTGCTTGAATTTCTGATACCGCTCCTGATGCACCTGCTGGACTTGCCCATGCAGTACCTGTCCAAATTTCAATTGCTTTTGCATCTGTGTTATATCTTGTCATGCCTGCAACTGCATATGAAGTTGGACGTTGTGCGTCATTACCTCTTGGTGGAACAAAACCGTTGTTAGTATCAATTTTAAAATAACCTGTTCCGCTTTGTACAATCTGTGTAATGCCACCTGGTTGTACGTTAGTAATTGTATTTCCTGAAAATCTAAAGTTACCTAATCTAGCACCACCAGTTCCATTACCTTCAATAGTAAAGTCAGTACCAGACGCTGCTGTAATTGTGCTATCTCTAAATGTTAAGTCGCCAATGTCAAGTGTTGGAAGATTCAATGTTGTTGTATATAAATCAGCAACATGGATTTCTTTCCATCTTGTTGTAGCGTTACCTAACGTATATGTGTTGTCAGTTTCTGGAATAAGATCACTTGCAATCGCAGCATTAAATTCGATAGTGTCTGTATCTGCGTCACCAATAACAATGTTACCACCAATAGTGATATCACCGCCTGTATTAATGTTACCAGTAACATACAAGTCACCAGTAATATTTGTGTTACCTATAACTTCTAATGTACCTGCGCCATTAGGACGAAGTTCTAAATTAGTGTTAGAAACTGTTGTTGAAATTGTGTTACCTGTAAGTTGCAAATCATCTACTTGTAACTTAGAATTATAAATTACTGGATCTGAACCTGAAGGTGCAAATGAAATGGTATCAAGCGTACTGGAAATAGTGTTACCAGTAATGCTTAAATTTCCTACATCTAGTTGATTGTCTACTGTGAGTGTTGTTGATCTTGTTGTACCTACAACATCGATATCCGTGGTGGGAGAAGAGTTGTTTACTCCTAAACGAGCATTGTTTACGTCTATGTAAAGTAAGT